GCTATAAATGGTGACTTATCTTATTTAAATCTAGATTGGAAGCCAGTGCCCATCATACCAAAGTTTGTCGACATAGTTGTTAATGGCATGTCTGATAGAGTTTTTGATATAAAGACCTATAGTCAAGATCCAGATTCTTTAAAGCAAAAAACTGATTATGTGGAGTCTATGTTGAGAGACATGAACAACAGACTCTTACTACAAAAAATTGATGCTACCACAGGTATCAATATGTTCAAAAACGATCCTAAAGAATTACCGCAAACGAAAGAAGAGCTGTCGGTAAAAATGCAGCTTGAATATAAGCCATCTATAGAGATTGCCCAAGAAGAAGCATTATCAAACGTATTTGACTTAAACAAATTTGACTTAGTAAAGCGCAGATGTGATTATGACCAGGTTGTTATAGGAATGTCATGTGCTAAAAGCACGTTTAACACTGCAGAAGGAATACGTATAGAATATGTGGACCCTGTTGATATAGTATACTCATACACTGATTCACCATATTTTGATGACCTTTATTATGTGGGTGAGGTTAAAAGAATGACTATATCTGAGTTAAAGAAGTTTTTTCCGCAGCTAACTAATGACGACATAAAAGAAGTCGAAGATATGGCTTACGACGGTTCTGTTTATAGATCACAAAAATATTCAGCAACAAGTCAAGACAACTTTGTAGATGTACTGTTTTTTGAATATAAAACGTTTAACAACCAGGTATATAAAATAAAAAATACATCATCAGGTGCTAAAAAAGCTATTGAAAAAACAGATGAGTTTAATCCACCTAAAGACGCAAAGTCTCAGTTTGAAAAAGTACAAAGATCTATAGAGGTACTATATGAAGGAGCAAAGATAGTAGGTATGGAAAAACTTCTTAAGTGGAGGTTGTCTGAAAATATGACCAGGCCTAAGTCAGATATAACTAAGGTTAATATGAGCTACTGCATAGTTGCCCCTAGAATATATCAAGGTAGACCAGAATCTTTAGTATCGAGAATGACTTCTTTTGCGGACATGGTGCAGTTAACACACTTGAAGTTGCAGCAAGTTATGTCAAGATTAGTTCCTGACGGTATATATATGGATGCGGATGGGCTAGCCGAAATAGATTTAGGTACCGGAACAAACTATAACCCACAGGAGGCATTGAATATGTATTTCCAAACTGGTAGCGTTATTGGAAGATCAATGACAGCAGATGGGGATATGAATCCAGCTAGAGTACCTATAACTGAGTTACAAAGTGGTTCTGGTGGAGCTAAGATACAAAGCTTAATAACTACATACAATTACTACATGCAAATGCTCCGGGACGTTACTGGCCTAAATGAAGCTAGAGACGGTAGCAAGCCTGATTCTAACGCGTTAGTTGGTTTACAGAAAATGGCAGCAGCTAACTCAAACACAGCAACTAAGCATATACTTCAAGCTGGTTTGTACTTAACACTGCGCATGGCTGAGGTTACTTCTCTTAGATTGTCTGACGCTATAGAATATTCAAATACTAGAAGTTCTTTTATAAACTCGCTAGGTAAATTTAATGTAGCTACTTTACAGGAGCTTCATGGTATGCACTTGCATGATTTTGGTATATATATAAGCTTAGCGCCGGACGAAGAAGAAAAGCAATTGCTAGAAAACAATATACAAGTTGCTTTACAAAGAGACCAAATAACTTTAGATGACGTTATAGATATTAGAGAAGTTAAAAATTTAAAACTAGCAAACCAGCTATTAAAGCTAAGAAGAAGAAAAAAGGCTGAGCAAGATAGGGCAATGCAACTGGAAAACATTCAGGCTCAAGCGGCATCTAATGCGCAGGCTGCTGAATCCGCGGCTGCCGTTAGTGTTCAGAAAGAACAAGCAATTGCTAGTACCAAGGGTCAACTAATATCATTAGGAAATCAAGGTGATATTGCTAAAATGGAAAGAGAGACTGAACTTAAAAAAGATATTATGGCTTATCAGTTTGAACTTGATAGACAACTTAAACAGTTAGAATTACAGGTAATTAGTAATAAAGAAGGTTTTAAAGAAGACCGTAAAGATAAGCGAACAAAAATTCAGGCTAGTCAACAAAGCGAGTTGATCGACCAAAGAAAAAACAATAAGCCACCAAAAGATTTTGAAGCAAGCAATGATTTATTAAGCGGTTTCAATTTATAAACCAAATTTTTTATATTATATTATATTATGGATAACGAAGAAAACACAGAAGTAGTAGAAAACACGGAGCCAACACAGGTAGAACAAGTTGACGTGCAAGAAGTTGAGCCAAATAAAGTTACAACTAAAACCGAAGACGGTTATAAAATAGATTTAGCAAAAATAAATAACGAAGAAAATGTACGGAGCAAAGAAGAAGGCGCCAACGAAACCGAAACCGAAACGGCAGAAACAGAAACCGAAACCGCTGAAGAAAGAGTACTAGAAGAAATTACAGATGAAGTTGTTGAGCCTGTTGAAGAGGTAACAAAAGAGGCTGTAGTAAAAGAAATACAGGAAGTACAAGAAAATAGCATAGATCTTCCGGAGAACATACAGAAAGTAGTTGAGTTTATGAACGAGACTGGTGGAACTCTAGATGACTATGTTAGATTAAACGCAGATTATAGCAACGTAGATGGTGATTCACTACTACGTGAGTATTATAAACAAACTAAGTCACACTTAACTAACGAAGAAATAAACTTTTTAATTGAAGATAAATTTTCTTTTGACGAAGAGTTGGATGAAGAAAGAGATGTACGCCGAAAAAAGCTAGCTCACAAAGAAGCTGTTTCAGAGGCTCAAGGGTTTCTTAATTCGCTTAAAGACAAATATTACGATGAAGTCAAGTTGGGTTCAAAGTTAAGTCCAGAGCAAAAAGAAGCAGTTGAGTTTTACAACCAGCATCAAGAGCAAGTTAAAAGCGGTAAAGAACTATCATCTCGCCAAAAGGAGCATTTTGACAACGTAACGAATAATCTTTTTAACGAACAATTCAAAGGTTTTGAATTTGAAGTAGGAGAAAAGAAGTATCGATACAACGTTAAAGATGTTGATAGTGTTAAGCAAACACAAGGTGATTTATTAAATGTATTCAGTGAGTACATTAAGGATAACGTATTAGCAGATGCTAAAGGTTATCATAAAGCCCTTTTTGCTGCTAGCAATCCTGATGGTTTAGCCAATCATTTTTATGAGCAAGGTAAAGCAGATGCAGTGCAACAAATGACGTCAGAAGCCAAAAACATTAATGTTAATGGTAGAAAATCTGATCCAGGAGTTATAAACGCAAATGGTACTAAGGTCAGAGTAATGGATGGCGATAACAGTTCTAAATTGAAAATAAAACTTAAAAATTACTAAAACATATAAAAAATGGCAACAAGTATAGTCGATTTTACTACCCCAACAGAGGGTTTTGTAGATCCCGCACATTCGAAAGTTACTTTATCAAGTAACTATATTAATTTCGCTGATTCAAGTTTTGATACTTGGGGTCAGCAGTATCTTCCTGAGCTTTACGAACAAGAAGTTGAGCGATACGGAAACAGATCAATTTCCTCTTTCTTACGACTAGTCGGAGCTGAGATGCCTATGACAGGCGATCAGATTATCTGGTCTGAGCAAGGCCGTCTTCACTTAGCTTACGGATTAGCTGGAACAGCAAGTGCATCAGCAATCGTTGCCGATGCATCTGCCAACACCCTTAGCGGTTTAGCGGCTCACGCTCTTAGAGTAGGTCAAACGGTTGTTGCAAAGCTAATGGCTGGTGGTGAAGTAATCAAGGCTTATGTTAGCGCTGTTGCTAATGACACGGCTACTATCCTTCCTTATGGAGGAGCTGCGTTGAGCAACATGGGTGCAATTGACACCGAGCCAATTCAATTGTTTGTTTACGGTTCTGAATTTGCAAAAGGATCAGCTGGAATGTCTGGCTCTGTTAAGCCTGAATTCAAAAGCTTTAGCAATAAGCCTATTATTATTAAGGACAAGTTTGAAGTATCAGGATCTGATGCCGCTCAAATTGGTTGGGTTGAAGTTTCAGGAGAAGCTGGCCAAGCTGGTTACTTATGGTATATGAAGGCTGAAGGTGATACTCGAACTCGTTTCGAAGATTATCTTGAAATGGCTATGGTTGAAGGTGAGCTTGTACACGCAAATTCTACTATTGCTCTACCAACTGATGGTGGTGCAGGTACTGCAGGTACTGAAGGTTTATTTGCTGCTATCTCTGATAGAGGTATTGTATCTGAAGGATTTGGTGCTGCTAACGTAGTTGCAACAACTGCTGCCGATTTTCAAGCCTCTATGGATAACATGTGTATTGAGCTGGACAAGCAAGGTGCTATTGAAGAAAACATGCTTTTCTTGAATCGTTCTGCTGCCTTAGGTATTGATACTGGGTTAGCCCTCATGAACGGTGGATATGCTACTGGAACATCTTATGGTGTGTTTGAGAACAGTGAAGATATGGCTCTTAACCTTGGTTTCTCTGGTTTCCGAAGAGGTTCTTATGATTTTTATAAGACTGACTGGAAATATTTGAATGATCAAGCTACTCGTGCTGCTGTTGGTG